TCGATTTGCAGGCGCGCTTTGCTACGTATCGAGCAGCTATCGAGCAGGGTATCAATCGCGAGGACGCAGCTGCACTGGCGCTTGACTCATCGCTAAACCTGACACGGCGCGGCGAACTATCCCCGTACCTAGATACGTGGTCATTCTTCTTCAGCCCGACTGTGGAAGGCGCACGCAAGCTGCTGTCTCAGGGCCGTTACAGCACGATTGCCCGTAAGTTGTTTTCCAAGGCAGTTGTGGTCGGTGCGTTAATGTACCTCTTCAACCGCTTTGGCCCTGGTGCGGGTGATGACGATGAAGATGGGCGTCCGAACATCCTTGAGGTGAACAACGTAACTGCGCAGTCGCGGATGATCTTCCGATACGGGTCGGGGGTGAATGATTATGTAGCGGTCCCTGTGGCTTTCGGCATGGGGTTCTTCAACTACGCAGGTGGCCAGATCATGGCTGCGGTACTGGACGACATCCCGCCGGAAGAGGCTGGGTTCAATATCGTTAGCGGCTTCACGAACATGGCCTCGCCGATCAAGACAGAGGGCACCGAAGGACTGACCAGCATCGTCAACTTTGTTTTCCCTGATCCGGCGCAGCCGTTCTTTGACTTGATCGTCAACCGCAGTGCTTTTGGATCAAAAATTTACAGCGACAAGTCTCAGTACGGCACACTGCCCAAATCGGAGCTTGGACGTGAAGAGACCGGAGAAGTCTGGAAGTTCATCGCGCGAGGTATGAACTCTCTCGCAGGTGGCACCGATACGGTGGAAAAATGGACAAGCATGCAGCCGGAACAGTACCGGTACATCGTGCAGCAGTTCCTTGGGGGTGCCTACGGTTTTGGGCGCGATACGGTAGACTTGGTTGCGGGTGAAGCCAAACCGGATCAGATGCTTGTGAACCGCATACCGATCATCAAGTCGTTCTTTGGTAGGGGCGGCGAGTTTGCCCCCATGAACAAGTTCTACGAGGACTACGACGAGCTCAATGCGCTTTACGCGGTCTATAACGACGAGGAGCCCGACTCCGAAAAGCAGGCTGAGAACGAAGCGAAGTTCCCCATGCAGACCGATCCGGAGGTTATGGACGCCTTCGGCGATGCCCTGTCAGAGCTACGCAAGATCAACAAGGACAACAGGGACGGCGATTACGCTTCGAGAGAGGCGATGCTTGAGGCCAAGAACGAGGTCTACGAAAACTTCAACCGCGTCTACGCAAAGGCCAAGCGGGGCGAGTAAAAAAACCCCCGCTGGGGGAAACCAGCGGGGGTTAGTACAACCAGAGAGGAGCAAACTCTCACGCGCTATATAACTAAACGCGCCAGATACGTAAACCCCTGACGCCATCCTCGACGACAGATTTCATCACGACGCTAAATCGCAGCCGATCCATGACGGGACGCACCTCTCGCTTTGCTCGAACGGGGTCGAGGCACGGGATAAAGATCGACGTGCCTCGCTTGAACGCCTTCCAGTTGACTTGGTAACTAACCTTCTCAACTTGCATCGGTACTCCCGACACCTACGACGTCGCCCACACTGAAAAACTCTTCCGAGGCGGTGTTAAACTCCAGACAGTAGACCGGCGGGGCAACCATCTTCATGCCCTTACTCAGCCGCTTAACGATCTTGCCGGTAAGCACTCCGCGCTTGCTGAGATAATCCATGGTCTCTTTGTAGTTGATCTGGAACTGCGCGCAGTCACGCTTAAACGGCACGGTGGCAATGTACATCTTCTGCGTGTCGGGCTCCCAGCGAATCAGAAGCTCGTTGCGTGGCTCCAGTATCGGAGCGGCAAGCATGCTGGACCGAGCGTCTGCTTCTTCGTTGACCACCAAGATGCTCTGAATGTTCCTACGGATGTAGTCACCCACCACCTCGATGGCGTTGTTGCGCGGCGGCTGCACGTCATCACGCAGGCTCAAAAGTAGCTTGCAAGCCCAGTCATAGATGCTCGGCATATCCCAGTCGATCAAGCCAATGTGCTTGGCAATCGCACCCCCCGTAAGGTTAGCAGCCAGCACCGCCGACCAGAAGCGTTCGCGCTGCGTGAGCTTCAATTCACGATCCAGCTTAGCCTGCGTGTTCAGTGCAGTCTTTTTGGCCAGTTCGTAGTTAGCAACCAACCATGCCGCGTAGATGCGCCCAGCGTGGCCGTTGTTTTCCATCAGCTGGTGGTCGAACATGTTCTTGGCCATCAGCGGGTCAAGGGTGTCCGTATAGTCGATCTTGTACTCCACGAGGCGCATAAGCTCCCCGTCGGGGCTGTTCTTGGCCACACCCATCTTCTCGTAAAAGGATGCGTTCGATGAGCACAGTGCCATCGTCTGCCACGTCGTGGCGTTGTGCCGCAACTCGTTCGAGGATGCCTTCACGCGGTCCTTACCGCGTCCCTGCGTGATGTTGTAGGCCAGCACCGAGAATTCTGCCGACGTCATGTTGGTCATTTCATCGACGGTGTATGGCAGGTTGTTATATATGCCGAGCCGCATGATTTTAGCGTTCAGCGTGTCTTCCTGCACGCAGCACAAACCGTCAGGCGAACCCCAGATGCTGTTGCACATATGCAGGATGGTGGTCTTACCCGTGCCCGAGTGTGGGTGGATGACGTTGAGCATAGCTCCCCGCTGGCCAAGGAACTTGAAGACCGGCGCACCGAAGCCCGTCAGCGCGGCAAACGCATGCGGCTCAAGGCCGGGACGCCCGTAGAGGTTAAAGACCTCTTTCCATTTATCCAGCGAACCCACAGGCCCCATGCGCTCAGCAATTAGCCCCGTGATAGACGAGGGCGGGCTATAGAAGGTGCCCTCTGCGGTGATTTCTGAATCACCAACGATAAACTTGCTGTCGTTATCCGCCCAGCCAAACTGAAGTCTCATTAGTTCTGCCTTTCTTTTGTCTGTGAGCGCCGTCAGTGACGCCCGTATGTACTCTGCTAGATACTCAAACCGCTTCTTACCGCACAGAATGCTCTCCCCTGCGAGGAGCTTGCGCAAATCTCCCGGCTCTGAAATCTTGGCGAGGGGAGCCGTAAACTCGCGGACGCCGTCCTGCGGAGTGTGAAACTTGAAGACCGCCACGTCCTTCTCGATAGGGTCCCGCATGCGCTTCAGGATGTAGAAGTCATACGGCAGCACAAGGATGTCGCCTTCTTCAATCGGCTTACCATCCCTCCCTAGCGGGGACTTGCGATAGATACCCCCAGCTTTACCGCGAAAGAACGGGAACGGGTATTCAGGAATGACGTGGGTCTTAGGCGCAAACCCTTCCTCTTCCGGCTCTTCGACAACCACATTGTCTTCTTCGGTGGCTGCAATCACCTCGTTACCCAGCGTGATGGGGGACTTGATCTTCCCCGCAAATGGGCATCCGTCACAGCCCCCAGGGTTGCCACGCTCAAACGTCTCGCAGGTGTGCGGCCCGACAATGTGTTTTATCTTCTGGAGCGTCTTGTGCGGGTCGTAGTCTGGGTGGCCTTCCGACATGGTGTGGATGGCGGTGTCTTGGTCTGCGCAGAACTTCGCAACCGATAGGGCGCTGAACCAGCGGTTCTCAGCCAGTGAGACGCGGTTCTCATAGCAGTCCAGTATCTGCTGGCAGCCGTTCCCCTCGGTGCTCCGCTGTAAGATTTTGGCGAAGCTAGATGTGATGTTCTCTTGCAGCGACTTGGCAAGCTCAGAGAGCTCACGCTTGGGTGTCTCAAGCGGCAGTATCTCTGCGGCCTTCACCCCAAGGATGCTGTAGAACTTTTCGAAGTCCACAGGCTGACCGGTCGCCAGCACCGTAACTTCACGCGGTGGGTCGTCCTTGTAGTTCAACGTGCCGGGTATGCGCAGGATGCGCGCCACCTCGAAGACGGCGTTGTCTACGTAAAGCTCATGTGTGGTGCACAGCTTGCGCAGCCGCTCGGCCACGGGCTCCCACTGCTCCCTTGTGATAGTTCCCGTCAGCGCCCAGTATGCGTGTACGCCGCGCCCTGAGTTGACGATGATGGGACGAGGTAACCCGACGGTACGGCAGAAGCGTTGAAGTGCGGCCAATCCGGTAGCTTGATCGATGTAGCCTTCTGGACGCCCGGTCTTGGCGTTTGGCTGCGCCTTGGTTTCCCCGCAGTCGATGTCGAGCCAGAATGCCTTAAGCCCTTGGACGTTCTCCTTGGTGCGGTTCTGATCCGTGGCGTACTTGGCAACGCCGAAGAACACGTTCCAGCCGCTCTTCGAGCGACGTTCAGCGAGGACATCAACCTCTTCCCGCGTGGATAAAAAGTCTTGTCTGCGCTGCACTTCATTGCCAGAGCCCTTGAGGCTCACGACAACAAACCAGCCATCATCTGGTTGTACTGCTCTGAGAAGATCGAAGTCGGTCATATGTGAGGTCGCTACTCATCGGGCGCAGAAAGCGCCTACAGAAAAAGAGCAGTGTAAGGCGGGCACCCTACGGTAGCTTGGCGATATAGGCGTCCATTAACGCGCGGACCGCTGCGGAGGGGTTAGACGCTCCGGTGAACCAGCTGTACACAGTCTGTCGCGATACTTTGAACTCACGGGCCACGGCTGAAACAGGCACTTGATGCTTTATACATGCATGTCCCAGCCGCACCCCTACAAGATGCCTATTGGCTTGGCCGTTCCGCTCTATGAGCCGCTGGCTATAGCCATACACCATGCTTACTCGTCCTCATCCCCGTCGCCCCAAGCGTTGAGAACCGAGGCAAGGTCACCCTGCGGGACCACGACGTCGGCTCCCTTCTTGGCTGCGCGCTTCTTGGGTTCCGCGATGACCTCTTCCTCTTCGTCATCCGGCTCGTCGGAGTAGACGACCTTGGGCTTCGGTGCCGCGACTTCCTGCGCCTTTGCAGGTGCCGCTTCCTGCGCAGCTACGGTCAGCACGATCATCTCGCGCGTAGCCGGGTCACTGCGCGCTGCTTGAACCAGTGCGTACTCTTCGTCGTTGACACCGCGCATCGGCGTGAACTGAAGCTCCATGGTCTCTGCATCGAGGTTGTAGGCGATGTTGGTCACCACCGTGTCAGGACCTTCGCCGTTGGCGATGAGGAACTTCACATAGCTCTCGAACGGATGCACGTTGCCGCTGCCCTTACCGAAGAGCGACTTGGCGGGCACGTTGAACTGGTAGACGTCACCGGAGTCATCACCCGCAATCAGGAGAGCGATGCGGCGCTGGAAGCGGCATGCACGGCCCTTGCCGCTCTCACCTGAACCTATGACGTTCTTGGGGCACGAGGCGCAGTTGCTAGCTTGCGGACTGCCCGCAGCTGCCTCTGGCTTATCACCCAAGTTCGACCAGCAATCCGGCAGGGTCGGCTTGGCATCGGGGTCATACTTGCCCGCGTAGAACGTGCGGCTGACCTTAGGCAGTGCGTCAACGATGATGGCGTTGAACTCACCACGGATGGCCTTACCAATCTGCTCACCGTTGACGACACGCTTGAAGGTACCGTTGGTGTTGGTGGCGATGCGGCGGGTGTTCCTTGGGGTTGCCAGCGACTTGGCGAGGTCGCTCAGTTCGCGCTTGGCTACCGTCGAAACAGCGCCTTCTTGCTTGAAGATGGTCAGGTTGCTCATTGAGTTTCTCCTTATTTTCCAGTTGGCTTACGTACGCGGACTACATATTTGGTATCGGCGTTCAGGCCGATGGGCAGGTCTTCTGGGTTATCCTCAAGGAACTGGCGCATGTTGCCGTTATGGATGCGCTGCTCCAGCAGGAAGGGCGCATCTCGGTCCCTGATGAATTGGTACATGGATTCCCAGTCGCTCGTCCAGAACCGAGTGATTGTCGAGCGGGTAACTGTGCCGGCAGCGGTGCGAATGCTGTCGAGGTTCTGGTCGTTGCACAGTGCCAGCAGTGCTTCGGAGACGACGTCCTGCTGAGCCTTGAGCGCAGCTATCTCCTCCTTGTGTGCTTCCTCCTTCTCGTGGATCACGTCCCGTATCCGCCGGTATGTGAGCACAAGCTCGTCGGCTTTGACATCTTGCATGGTTTGCTCCTTCTTGATTGTCTCCCTAAGATATTCTTACACTACACAATGTCAAGCACTTTGTAAGATTTCTTGGCGGTACAGATCAATAATCTGTCGGTGGTTGGCGATGTTACCCTTAAGCATTTGATAAAGCTTAGTTTCTACGTCGCTGCCACTGATGTGAACGATGGTCATTGCATGCTTCTGCCCTGGTCGGTCGATGCGCGCGTTGGCCTGTAGGTAGGTCTCGACGGAGGTTGTTGGGGCGTACCAGATTATGGTGTCAGCTTCGGTCAGCGTGAGCCCGTGCGAGGCTGCCTTCGGTTGGATGAGGAGCACACGTGGATGCTCGCTGGACTGAAACCGCGCGACGATATCGCTGCGTTTGTTGAGGGGCACCTTGCCGTTGATGACGTCGCAGCTGATCTTCTCTTTCTCCAAGGTCTCCCGCAATAGCTCAATCGTATGGGTGAACGGCACGAACACCAGCACCTTGCGGGTGGTTTCCCCGATGGCCTCCAGCACGACGTTGATCCGGTTGCTGACATCAAAATGCACGACCTCGCCAGTATCCGAGTAGACGGCACCCCCGCTGATCTGAAGCAGCTTGTTGAGGCGGGCGGCTGCGTTGACGGCGCTAACCTCTTCCCCGTCGGCCTCCATAATCATCTGGGTCTTGAGGAGCTTGTAGTACTTCTTCTGCTGCGCGGTAAGTGGTGCCTCGCGTTCGGTGTGCGTCACCTGCGGCAGGTCTAAGCACTGGCTCTTCTCGAACCGTATGGCGGGTTGCAGTATGCGATGCACAATCGACTTGGCCTGCGGTTTGACCCCCCACTTAAACTGCGTGATCTTGTACATAACCTGATCTCGGAATGAGCCGAAGTACATAGGGCAGTTATCTGGGTTCACGAGCTTAGCCAGACCGTAGGCATCAAGGGGAGACTGCGCCGCTGGCGTACCAGTGAGCATCCACAGGCGTGGGTCAGTTGTCTTGATGAGCCGGTTGAGTATCTTCCACCGCGTAGTCTGCGCATTCTTGTATGCGGTTGCCTCGTCAACGACGACGAGATCAAAGCCTCCCGCTGCAATCGTTTCCTCCACGACTGCCACGCCGTCGAAGTTGATGATGACGAAGTCAGAGCCAGCCTCAATGATCTTCTTGCGCTGCTTTGCGTCCCCGTGAGCCACAGAGCAGCTACGGTGCATAGCAAACTTAAACAGGTCCCCCTGCCATGCGGCCTTCATGATCGAGAGCGGGCACAGCACCAGCACCCGCTTCACGAGCCCTTTCTTCATGAGATAGTCAGCAGCCCAGATGACGCTAGCCGTCTTGCCTGTGCCCGCCTCGCTGAAGCAGAACGCTTTGCGGTGCAGACTGAGAAACGATGACGTGGTCTTCTGGTGCGCGAAGGGCGTAAGCCGTCCGGTCCAAGTGTAGTCACGCAGGATGGGTGACGGGACGTCGTCCATACCCAACGCAGTCAGTTCCTGCGCTTCCTTGAGACCCCAGTGTACGGCGACTTTGCTCAGGTCCTTGCGGCGCTCCATCAAGGCGCTCTTCTTTATCGACCCGATAATTGCCGCAGGTTCCCGTGTCTCCACGAGGAGAACCTTGTTATCAATGATCCGCATGTTTGCTCCTCGTGCGGGGTTATTTCTTTTTGCGTTCCCGCGTACTCACTTCCGAAACCAGATTGCGCTTGCTGTCCCGCTTGAATGAGCGGTTCTTGGCGGCGCTCTCGACGCGCACACCGTCCCCGTTAGAGCCGCCCTTGTCGAAGGCTTTGAGGTGGGCAACGTCCTTGCTGTCACCCTTCTTCACCTTGCCTGCCTTGAGGGCCGCGCGCCGTGCAGTGTTGCGGGCCACGCGGTTCTTAACCTGTTCAGGTTGCGCCTGATACTTGGCGGCGTTCGCGTACTTACGGTCTTCAGGATTCTTGTAAGGCATCACTTCCTCCGTGGCCGCCAGTGCTCACAAGCTTCGACGGGGCACCACCCACACAGCGGGCTGGACTTGGCGTTCCATATACCATTTTCCAAAGCCTCCTCCAAGCGATCTAGCTCGTCGTTGAACACAGACATGTAGGTAGCTAGGTGTTCGCGGTGGTGGGTCTTCTTTGGGAACTCGTTGCTTACCACGAAGGCAAGCCCCGACTTGATCTTCTGCACCTCGGGCATGTGCACGAACACCGCGCCCGCCATCAGATCAAGCTGCTTCATGTCCGCATACTTGGCGTTCTTGCCGGTCTTGTAGTCGATCATGTGGGCAGTGTCGCCGTCCAC